GCACAACAGCAGCCTACAAGCTGATGGCCGCAACCAGCTACACGCAGTTCTCAGAGTGTGAGAGCGACGAGGGGAAGACGTGCCCCAACTTGCATCTCAACTGCTGGAATGCGACACCTGGTTCAACCATCACCGAGTGCAGTGCAGTCAACCCGCTAGTGCTGTGGGCCTACATGAACAAGATGGTTGCTCTTGACCCTCAAGAGGAGCCACTACCACTCAACACAACACCTCATGGTGTTGGCATGGTAGCTACAGTGTTCAACATAGCCATGCGAGCGCACAGCGAGATCGCGATCTCACAAGCTGGACTAGACGTGTACTTCACATTGGCCAACCTGCCATCATCACCAGACAGTGAGATGCGCTTTCATCACCAACAACTAGTGCAAAGTAGCATTGACTCACACTCTTCTGTCACGATCAATTGTGGCATCCGGACTAAGGTCGGCAACCCTGACTCGTTGGTTTGTCAACTGTACTCAGTCTTCATAGGCTACTATGCTAGGAACAAGCGCTGCTTGTCAGCCAACACCCTACCACTCTGGCTTGTCAACGTGCTATCAGGTGAAGCACAGATGATGCCTCCCCGAGGTGAAGTGACTGTTTCCCGAGTAGTTGCTCCTCCTCCTTGGTCTGGTGATGGTCTAGATGACATGGTCACCGAGACAACCGACCATGATGTCTTCTGGACATGGGGACCGAGCTTTCCACGATCACCAGACCTCTACACTTACATAGATGGCAAGTACGGCAAGCCATCTATGCTCTGTGCTAATGCTTACATCCAACCAGACGTCTACAACATGGACACTTACAGTCAGACTGCTACCATGATGTTGGTTCCTAAGAAGTACTTGTACGCACACAGAGTGAGCACTTTTGCTCTGACACCACACGATTGCACAGCAGAGTGTGTTGCACCCCTCACTCACATGCGGATCCCACAAGGATCGGTGCCTGTGCGTGACCGTCCCCCTATGATGCTGGGGGATGCGGCTTCCCTTCTCAACTCTGC